AGACCGTGAACTTCCAGACCACCAATCCAGCCGAGTTTCCTGACCGGCAAACGCAAATGCAGATCGCCGTCCAACTGGACGAAGCGAACAACTTCGCCGTTGCTGAGTACACCGTTGCCGGCGCGATCGCACTCGGCGGTAAGGCGTTCCTGAAGACGGGCGCGGCCAGTGCCATGACCCTCGCGGCACCCACGCCCGGTGCGCAAAACTCTGGTGGCCAGGACGGGCTCCGGATGTCGCTCGTCGCGCTCGACGCCTTCGCCTACGTCGTCACCGCGCCAGCCGACTCGATTAACGGGGCCGACGACACGATGACCTTCGGCGCCGCGATCGGCGACAGCATCGAACTGCTCGCATTTGGCGGCCTCTGGTACACGATCGGCACGCCGAAGGGTGTAACGCTCTCCGAGGTGTAAGTTGGGCAACCTCTCGAACTTGCTGAAAAACCCGACGAGTCAGGTCGACACGGTCGCTGCGCTCGTCGAGGCTGTGCTGCTCGACGAAGAGACCGAGGGTAGCGGTTCGGTTACCAGCGTGGCTCTCACGATGCCGGCCGAGTTCTCCGTGGCCGGCTCGCCAGTCACGACCGCAGGGACGCTGGCTGTTACCAAGGCGACCCAGACGGCAAATAAGGTTTACGCCGGGCCTGCGACCGGATCCCCAGCCGCGCCGACGTTTCGGGCGCTCGCCGCTGCAGATCTGCCGGAGGCCACGTCTTCGGCATTCGGCGCGGTGAAGCCGGACAACTCGACCGTCACCATTGCGGCCGGAGTGATCAGCGCCAACTCGAACGCTCTACTGACGCCGGGGACGATCTACAGCGTAGCTGGCACGCCTCTGCCCGCGGCCAGCTCTGCGCTGCTCGGCGCGCGCGCCGTGGTTTCTGACGCGACGTTGCCGACTTACCTCGCGGCGTACACCGGCGGCGGTGCGGTGGTCTGCCCGGTGTTTTGCAACGGCACCGCCTGGGTGACGGCATGAAGTTCCAGAAATTCGTTCCGCTGGCGAAGATGGAGGAGCAAGCTGATGGCACGCTCCACGTCTATGGGCTCGTCACCGAAGAAAAGCCGGATCTCGATAACGAGGTCTGCGACTACGCGACCACCAAGCCTCTCTACGAGAAGCGGACGCAGGAACGCGCCGAACTCACCTCAAAAATTGAGGGTATGACGCCGTCGCTGATGGCAATGCGCGGGCAGCACGACGTCCACCAGGCGATTGGCGCTGGGCGCTCGATTGTCTGCGACGACACCGCGAAAGCCATTAAGATGGGCTTTCACATCGTTGATTCCGAAGCTGTGAAAAAGTGGCGCGGGGGCGTCTTTGTCGGTTTCTCCCAAGGCGGCGAGTACGTTGCGAAATGGGACGATCCGGTCTACAAGGGCTGCATGCGTTACACGGCAGACCCGATGGAAGTGTCCAGCGTCGACGCGCCGTCCCTGCCGTCTGCGCTGGCAGAGTCGATGAAGGGCCGCACCGTGACGCTCATGAAGGCGGCCGGCACGACTGAGCAAGTTGCTCTAGTGATCCCGAGTCAGGAGTCACGGCGACTCGACAAGGTGGAGGCCGCGGTCGACCAGATCGCGCGGATGTTTAAGCGCGAATTCTCCGATGACGAGCGCAAAAAGCTGGCTGATGAAGGCAAGGCCATGCCGGACGGCTCGTTCCCGATCGAGAACGAGGAAGACCTCAAAAACGCCATCCAGGCTTACGGCCGCGCGAAGGACAAGGACGCCGCGAAGAAGCACATCGTGGCCCGGGCAAAGGCTCTTGGGCTCATGCGGCTGATCCCGGAGGACTGGACGAAGGAGTCGGACAAGGTAGCCATCACCAGGGCCTGTGCTACGATTGCTTTGAAAAAAGGGATGTACGAGGTTGGCTGGTTGGCTGACATCGTCGAGGGCCTCAATTGGCTCTGCCTGCAGTCCGAATTCGAGCGCGATCTCGAGGACGACGGCAGCAAGGTTCCCGATGGGTTGCGGGAAGCGTGGCTCGAACTACTGGCGCAATTTAAGGCCATGGCGATCGAGGAAGCAGACGAAATGGCCGCGGCGGGCGGCAAAGGAGCGAAGGGCATGAAAATCACCGATCAGGCTGGTCTCACGAAGGCCGCAAAGACGATCCAGGACCATCTCGAGAAGCACATGGAGATGCACAAAGCCCATCACGAAAAGCTCGAGGGCGCGCTCGCCAAAGACAGCCCGATCGTGAAGTCCTCGCAGGCCATGATGGACCACTGCGAAAAGTGCATGAAGGCCGCCAAGGATGCCGCCGGTGGCGACGATGGCGAGTCCGAACAGGACAAGGCCGATAAGGTTGCGAAGGCCGCCGCCGATGCTGCAGCCGCTGCTGCCGCAGCCGCCGACCCCGTCACCAAGGCCATCACCGCAGCTCTCGCTCCGTTCGTCGAGAAGATCGACGCGCTCGAGAAGAAGATCGCCACGACCCCGGCTGCGCAGGTCATCCCGCACTCGGGTGCTGGCCAGGTCGAAAAGGGCATCACCGCCGACGCAGCCTACGGGGAACTACTGGCGAAGTAAGGTTTTAGCAGGACGCTCTTTCCCGAGGGCGAAAGACAATTTCAGGCCGCCGACAGAGGAGAACACCCATGCATCCTTCTTTCGTGTCCGACGGCCACAATGGCATCATGCAAGCTCAGTTCGCGCAGCTCGTGTCGAAGACCGACATGCGCCGCATTGAGGATCTGGTCGAGAAAAACGGCATTAAGTCGTGGCGCGAGTTTGTCAAGGTGCACGGCAAAACGCTCGCCAAGAGCTCGACCTCGACCGGCATCACGACCGGCCTCGGCTTGAACTTCATCGACCTCCGTGCGCCGGCTTACATGCTCGACCCGATCTTCGCCCACATCCGCAACTCGACGCCGCGGTGGGACAAGGTGAACGCCGGCTACGGCGTGCAGCCGCAGTGGAAGGCCGTTACCCAGATCGATGCCGGGCAGCAGTTCCCCGGCGTCTCTGAGGGCAACACCAACTCGAACGGCGCCTTCACGCTGCAGAACTTCTCCGCGCCTTATGTGACGCTCGGCACCGATGACTTCGTGACCTACGAGTCGATCTCGGCGTCCGAGGGCTATGAGGACGCGCTCGGCGACGGCAAGATGTGGCAGCTGCTCCGGTTCATCCGGCAGCAGGAGCGCAGCTACCTGGGCGGGGCCGGAACTGAGGCTTCGAACGGTGCGCTGCAGATCGGCACCACCAACACGCCGACCGCGGCTCTCTCGGCGCTCGGCACCAACAACTCGACCAACCTGCCCACCGGGTCTTACGCGGCCGCCTACGCTGTCGCTCTGAACTATCGCGCTGCCATCAACCCGAACAACACGGTCACGGCCGGCATCAGCACGCAGTACCTGCGCTCGAACGCGGACGGCTCGGCCGACGTCATCAACGGCGGCTCTGCGATCGTGTCTGCGGCCTCGAACGTCGCTGGCCCGACGGTGACTGGCACCAAGAACATCCTCTTCTACGCGACGCCGCAGGCGGGTGCCTGGGGCTATGCGTGGTTTGTCGAGGTCAACACCAGCGGCAGCTTTACGCCCGCAAAGGCCAACGCGCTGCTCACAGGCATCACCGTGGGCAACTCGTACTTCGTCTACACCGGCCAGACCCAGGGCACCCAGACCGCAGCGTATGCGGGATCCGGCGGCTACGCGGGCTTTGCGACGGATCTGTCGACGAACTCGCTCGACATGGACGGGCTGCTCACGATCACCTCGAACAGCAATTACATGCTGGGCCTGCCGACTCCGAGCGTCTCGATCAACAACTTCGGGACCGCGGTGACCTCGAACGTCTGGAACAACCACGGCGCCGGGCTCACCAACAACGGCATGCCAGGCACGGTGAAGGAGTTCGACGGTGTATTCTTCGCGATCCAGCAGGCGGCTCTGACCGGCCCGACGACGATCTATCTGTCGACCGATCAGGTTGGGCCCTTCCGTTCAGCCATGCTGGTCGGCGCAACCACCGGCGCGGCTTCCGTCTATTTCTTCCCGGACGGCGGACCGACGACTGACGGCAGCGGCCTCAGCATGAATACGCTGGTCGCGCGGTACCACAACGTCTTTGGGCTCCCTGGCGGCATGTTCGTCGACGTGAAGCAGCACCCGTATCTGCCGGCGGGCACAGTGCTTTTCGACGTCGAGCGGCTGCAGGAGACCTACGCGAACTCCCGGATGGGTGAGACGCGGGGCGTCTTTGTGCGGCGCGATACCTACGGCATCGAGTTCGCGCAGACCAGCCGCAAGTATCCCTTCGGCGTGTTCTCGGAAGAGGTGCTCGCGGTCAAGACCCCGAACATCCTTTTCGCCTTGACCGGCCTCGGGGCCTACGGAGCGACGAACCCGTTCTAACAAGTGGGAACAGAGGAGCGACGGCGTCGGCGCGGAGCGAATCTGGGCCTGGGGGCGGGAATCCCCAGGCCTTCCCTTTGTCAGATCACCTGTGATCTTATTAGCGGTACAGGGTAATAAAATTACAGGCTGGATGCCGCTGCAGGTGACCGATGGGCGCAAACGTAATCGACCTCACCACCGTCGCCGCCGTCAATGCGATCCTGACTCAGTCTCCGACGACGGACTCGGCGGTCATCCAGACCGAGGTCACGGCCTACTCGCAAAACATCCTCACCCGCACTGGCCGCAGCTTTCTGTCCGGCGTGCGTTCCTACTCCGAGCGGTACAACGGCAACGGCTCGCAAGAACTCCCGTTGCGCAACTACCCCATCCTGGCGGTCGCATCGCTCTCGGTGAACGGCATCGCCATTCCGGCGAGCCCGGACTACATCTCCTCGGGCTACGTGATCGACACCGAGGGCTCGATCAACAACATCGCCCTGGTCTCGAACGGCTCCGGGCTCGGATCTGGCTGGCCTGACGATCGCTGGGGCGTGCGGCCTGGCGGCTGGGGATCCTACGGCAATGCCCCGCCGCTCGGCAGCAGCCCTTACCGCTTCGCCATGGGCATCCAGAACGTCGCTGTGAGCTATACGGCGGGTTACACCATAGACGCGCCTTCCGAGTCGCAGACGGTCCCTGCAAGCCCTGCGTACACGGTCGCAGTGACGAACGGGGCGACATTCTGGGCCGATGCCGGCGTGACGCTCGCCAATGGCACCCCGCTTACCTCGAGCGGATCCGCGTCGCCCGGCCCGGGCCAATATCAGCCGCCGCAGCCTGGCGTGCTGCCCGCCGGGGTCTACACCTTCAATGCGGCCCAGGCGAGCGCGGCTGTGCTGATCTCCTATTCCTACGGTGCTCCGCCCTTCGACCTGCAGGAGGCCTGTGCGCGCCTGGTGGCCGAGATGTACCGGAAGCGCCAGTGGATCGGCCAGGTGTCGCAGGTGCAGCCCCAGGTGGGCACGACGGCGTATTCCCGGCTCGAGGTTGAAATCGGCACCGCCATGACCATCGAGCGGTACAAGATGAGGTTCCTGCCGTGATGATGGCTTTCACCATCAACTCGGACGAGGTGGCTGAAATGCTGGCTGCCCGTGGCGAGGCTGTCCCGGAGGCGATCGCGGACGCCGTCGGGCTCGCTGGCGAGTCGCTCTACGAAGCGATCATGTTCAACATGAACGGCGGCATCATCCAGAGCCGCACCGGGCTGCTCGCCTCTTCCGTACAGCTGTCGCCGGTGATGCGCGAGGGGCCGACCGCGACCGTCTGGTGCGAGATCCCGGACGACGGCTCTTTCGAGCACCTGGTGGGCATGGTTCTCGAGTTCGGCGGCACGCATGCCTATGAGATTGTGCCGCTGATGGACCGCTTCGCTGAGTTCCTTGGGCCGAGCCGCGAGTTCGGCAAGGAATCGATGCACTCGGCCGAGGAATCGATCGCGCTCGCTGAGGGGCGCTTGCCGCGGTCACTCGCCTGGGTTGGTGAGGGCGGCGGGATGGTGTTCGCCAAGCGCGTCAACCACCCGCCATCAAAGGAGTTCGCCTACATGCGCACGTCACTCACCCAGGTCCGGGAGACGGCGCGGTTCCAGATCGCCGAAGCCATCGCGGGGGTACTGGCCTGATGATGACCGCGAGCGACATCATCTTCCAAAATCTGTATACCCTGCTCTCGCAGACGAAGCTGATCGTCGATGGCGCGCCTTCGGGAAGCCCTGTGTTTGTGAACCCCGTCGCCACCGGGCGCCGGATCCCGCAGCGCGATGCTGTCTCGCCGGCAGAGCTCCCTGGGCTCTGGGTTGTGCAGGGCGACCAGGCCACCATGGAGAACGCGATCGCGCTCGCAAAGTACGAGATGAAGGCCTACGCCGTGGCCATGTGCCAGCTCACCGGCGGCCAGGATGCGATCGCTTCGACGCAGCTCAACGGGCTGCGCGACGCGGTGCTCTACCAGATGCAGCAGAACACCCTGGCGAGCGACGGGACGACCGTGATTCCGCTTCTCGGCGGCAACCGACAGACGCTCGGAGGCGTTGTGTATCATGCAAGAGTGAAGGGCACGATTGTCTTCAACGAGGGCCTGCAAAACAACCGCGGGGCTCTGGTTTTCCCGATCATGATTCTGAGCGGGATGTAGAATCGCTTCAAACGCGCCCTCCCAGCGCGACAACTCGCCGGCCAAGGAGTTCACGATGTCCATCCTTCCCGGCTTGCAGTTCGGATCTGGCTACCTGCTTCTCCAGCCGCAATCAAGCTCCGGCAACCCCGCGGCGAACCCGACCCCGTTTCAGATCGGCGTGATTCAGAACGCCAAGTTCACGCTGGGTGCGGACATCAAGTCGCTGTTCGGCCAGAACCAGTGGCCCGTCGACTCGGCGATCGGCAAGCGCTCGATTAAGGGCAGCTTTGAGTTCGCCCAGATCTCGAACTTCCTTTTGAGCCAGGGCTTTTTCTCGGATGCGGTCACCGAGGGCGTAGTCCAGACCGTGCCGGCCGAGCAGCACACCGTGCCGTCCACTCCCTACGAGGTCACCATCGCGCCGCCGCTCTCTGGAACCTACGAGGGCGATGGCGGTGTCACCTATGCCGCCACCGGGATCCCGCTCGAGAACGTGGGCTCGGGCTCGCTGACGGCCGCCGGCCAGTACAAGGTGAACCTCGGCACCGGCGTTTACACGTTCTACTCGGGCGACGCCGCGGCTGTCGTCAACATCGCCTACCTGTTCTCGCTCACCACGGAAGGCACGACCCTCACGGCCGGCAACCACGCGATGGGCTGGGGTCCGGTGCTGTCGCTCGACATCTGGTTTCCCTACGAGGACGGCACTGGTGGCCTGGCGGGCATCGGCTTCTACTTCCCGAATGTGCGGCTGGGCAAGATCGACGCGGCGACGAAGATCGACGATTACACCATGTACACGACCGACTTCGAAGCCTTTGCCGGTGCGGCGAACCTGCCGTTCATCAGTTACCAGTTGTTCTAAGAGAAAAACCAACGAGAGCCCGGCTCGGCGACCTCTGCAGGGGAAGCCGGGCCGGGCGCATTTTGGGCGTAAATATATTTACACTTTCCACAGTCGCTCGGCTATCATGGTCCCATGAAGAAGACAGTCTCAATCGAAGGCGTTCAGGTTACGCTTGCGACCCTCACCATCGGTGACCTCGAGGAAGCTGAGGTCGACGGCAAGATCGGCCGCAAATGGAACGTGGCCATGGTCGCGGCCTCAATTCGCGCATCGGGCGACGCCGAGCGCGGCACCGAAGCCTGGGTGCGCAGCGTTCCCGCATTCGATCCCGAGGGTGGCGCCGGACCCTTTAAGCTGCTCGTCGAGGCGATGAACGACGTGAACGGCTTTACAATGGCTCTGGAAAAAAACGCGCCGGTGCCGGCAGCACCGGCACAGGGCTAGACCTCCGGTACATGTTCGGCTCGCTGGCGCGCTGGCACGGGATCCCACCTTATCGCGCGCGGCAGCTCCTGATCACCGATTTCTGGATGCTCGACGCCTTCATGGCCGAGCATCCGCCGGCCGACATCCTGGTCGCTGCATACCTGCATTACAAGCCGCCCAGTCGCGCCGGCAAACGAGGCAAGGTGGAGACGCGCGAGGCTGCTAGGATCAATTCGGAAGCGCTCACCAAGATGCCGCCCCGGACCAAGGTGCGGAAGCTGGCCGACATGCCGGCGTTCCTGCGCACGCCGGGCAAGCTCAAAGCGATCGCGGATCTCAAAGCCTCGATGGAGAAGTGATGGCGGACGAACTCAGGGTAAGCATTACGGCCGACGCTTCCGGCGTGGGCCCTGCTGTCGCCCAGGCGACCGCGGCCGTCACCTCTTCAGCCGACGCGATCGCCGCTGCCCAAGCCAAGGCCACGGCCGCCACGAAGGCCCTCACTGCTGCCCAGGTTGAGCTCGGCGCCGCCGCTGAGGCCGGGAACGCTCAGGCGGCCGGGATCATCCAGGAATATGCTGCAGCGAGCGCCGAGGCCCAGGCAGCCGTCGCCGCGCT